ACAAAATTACAGATATACGTGGTATTAGAGCGGCTTGTAAAGTAATGAAAACACGTTTTGCAAAACCGTTTGAAAGTGTACAAGTTAAAATACCATACGATACTGGAATGGATCCTTACAGTGGTTGTTTAGATTTGTTTGAAAAAGCAGGCGTCATTGTAAAGGATGGTAATAAGTTAAAATACCAAACCAAAGATGGTAACGAAATTAAAGAGTTCCGTAAATATTGGAGCCACGAAAAATTACAAACAGTAATTAATGAGACCGGTGATAGAGAAATTCAGGCAGATACTATTGTTAAAATGGCCGAGACTCTTATAAATAACGAAGAAATACAAGAGGATTTGCCGAATGCAGATGAATGATATTGATGTTGCTTTTTTTCACGATATGTTTGACATGTTAAAAACATATACGGATAAAAAGGAATTAGAAGAAGCAACCGATCAGTTGGTTGAAATTTTTGAAAATTATAGTTATTCTATAGAAGATAGTTTACATAGTCTCAGAGGTTATAGCAAAACATTAGATTCAGTTATCGATACTAGATATGAAGACGAACTGGATGACACATTTGAAGAACCTGAAGATTTTAATTATTAAATGTCAACTTGGTTTATACAAATACAAAAGGATTTAAGTAAAATTCCTGATTGTATTGATTATTATAATAACGAATTAGAAAATGTTGGCCTTGAAGTTTCTATGAAAGGCAACGTTGAAAAAACCTCAAGAGAGATGCCGGGTATTGTGGCATACAGATTCAATCAATTACAAGAACTTGAAGGTATATTAGAACATCTCAATATTGAAATGCGAAGAGAACGTGGCAGGCTTTTTAGAAAATATTTAGAGCATTACGAAAGAGCATTATCAAGTAGAGATGTTGACAAATATGTTGATGGAGAGCAATCCGTGTTAGACTTACAAGGACTAATAAACGAGATTGCTTTTGTTCGTAACAAATATCATGGGCTAATGAAGGCCCTTGAAGCCAAACAATTTCAAATTAATAATGTTATTAAATTGAGAGTCGCTGGATTAGAAGATATAACTTTATGATAGAACAAGAGTCGGGTTTATTTCAAACATTAAAGGCCGCTAAAAACGAAGCAAAAAAACTTGCTGAGTTTTATAAAGAGACAATAGTTATATCACGGCACTATGATGGATTCGAAATAGAAATGTATCCAGATTGGGCCAATACTGACAAGGAAGTTAAACTTTTTGTGGATCCTGACATAGAAAACCTTCAATAAATACAAAAAATAGAAAAAAATGAAAGAAATTGAACAAAAAGGTTGACCTTTTAGTCTCGAGAGCGTATAATTATTATATTGAGTTAAACAACCAGGCAAACACAGGCAAACAGGAGACAGCATGTACATACAGCCAGGAACACAGGTAACGTTAACAGGTGGAAGTTATAGAGGACAAGGAATGCAAGGAACAGAAGGAGTTCTTGTAAAAGAATATCAGCCGTTTAACGCCCCAAAAGACGGATGGGATGGTTTTATTACTATTCGCACCGCTGACAATAACATTCGAGTTAAAACTACCAGTCACAATTATGCACCTTATGTAAACCTTGGAGACGGAGAGACTATGATTGAGGAAGCACCAGTAGTTGTAGCAGAAAAAACAGACGAAGAACGTATTGCAGAAATTGCAGAGCGTTTCGATATTTTAGACGAAATGGCACAAGCATCAATTGATGGTATTGTACGTGGAATGGTTGTAACAGGACCTCCAGGAGTTGGTAAAAGTTACGGTGTTGAAAAGATCCTGGAAAAGAATAGTATGTTTGACAAACTTGCCGGAAACACAATTAAGTTTGGAACTGAAAAAGGTGCGGCAAGTGCAATTGGTTTGTACCAGTTACTTTACAGGTATGCAGATCCAGGAAGCGTGTTGGTACTTGATGATTGTGATAGCATCCTTTGGGACGAAGTTAGTTTGAACTTGTTGAAGGCGGCACTTGATTCCAGTACTAAGCGAATGATTAGTTGGAACACAGAGAGTTCAGCATTACGCAGAGAAGGTGTTCCGGAGAAATTTGAATTTTGCGGATCAGTAATTTTTATTACAAACTTAAAGTTTGATAAAGTCAAAGGAAAGATCAAGGATCACTTGGAAGCGATTCTTTCAAGATGTCATTACTTGGACTTGACACTTGATACAATGCACGATAAGATGCTTCGTGTAAAGCAGATTGTCGGAGACGGAATGCTTAATACATATAACTTCGGTAAAGCCGGTGAGGAAGAAGTAGTTAATTTTATGGAATCCAATACCGATCGATTACGTGAAGTTAGTTTGAGAATGGTAACAAAACTGGCAGACCTTAAAAAGATGTCAGAGCATCGCTGGATGACACTTGCTGAGAATACTTGCATAAAGCGAGGATAAGCAAGTAAGGGTTTATAAAAAGGCCCTTGATGGGCCTTTTTTTTTGGCAACTAAATGGATTGCATAATAGAAATAAAAGATGAAGTCAACGTAAAGATACATAATTTAGGCTTAATGACAAGGCGTAAATTAGAAAAGAAATTTAAGTATTTTATGCCTTATGCTTATCATGTACCTGCTTACAAATTAGGCCGTTGGGACGGATGTGTTAGTTATTTTAGTCCTGGGGCCGTTACCTACCTTAATCTCCTCGAAGATATTATTCCAGAACTTATTAACGAAGGTTATCATATTGATATAAAAGATAGCCGTGAAGGTACTGCATTAGATTTTGTAACAGTCACAGAAGAAACCCACAAAGATAAAAAATGGCCTAAAGGTCATAATGATGCCGGCAGTCCAATTATACTGAGAGATTATCAAGTTAGTATTATAAATCAATTTTTATCACAACCACAATGTCTACAAGAAATTGCTACAGGTGCAGGTAAAACATTAGTTACTGCCACATTAAGCCAACGTGTAGAACAATATGGAGGTACATTAATTATTGTACCAAATAAGGATTTGGTTACCCAAACCGAAAAGGATTATATCAACTTGGGACTCGATGCCGGTGTGTATTACGGGGATAGAAAGGAAATTGGTAAAACCCATACGATATGCACTTGGCAGAGTCTTAATGTATTAGATAAACGATTTAAAGATGGTGAAAGTGAATTAGGATTACATGATTTAATAGATGGTATTAGTGCAGTTATTGTTGATGAAGTACACATGGCAAAAGCAGATGTACTTAAACGATTACTTACAGGACCATTTGCAAAGGTACCAATCCGTTGGGGACTAACAGGCACAATACCAAAAGAGGATTGGGCATATGTTTCATTAGTTGTTAGTTTAGGTGGTGTTGTAAACCGCTTAAAAGCGTCGGATTTGCAAGATCAAGGAGTACTTGCAGACTGCAAAGTAAATGTCTTGCAATTACAGGACACAATACAGTATAATAACTATGCAAGCGAGTTATCATATCTTACCACAAATGAAACTCGCATGGAGTACGTTACAGAGTTATTAAAAGATATAGTAAAAGGTGGTAATACTTTAATACTAGTTGATCGTATTAAAGCAGGAAAAATACTCCAAGAAGGATTAGGAGATGAGAGCGTTTTCATATCAGGTTCGGTCAAGTCAGCAGACCGAAGAGAACAATACGACGAAATTCAAACCGCTGACAACAAAGCAATTATTGCTACTTACGGGGTTGCATCTGTTGGCATCGATATACCTAGGATATTTAATTTGGTCCTCATCGAGCCGGGTAAAAGTTTTGTCCGTGTCATACAGTCAATCGGTAGAGGTATTAGAAAAGCAAAAGATAAGAACTTTGTCCAAATTTGGGATATAACTTCTTCTGCTAAATTTTCTAAAAGACATCTTACCACACGTAAGAAATTTTATAATGAAGCTCGATACCCTTACACAATAGAAAAAATAAAATGGTAATATGCTATTACACACACTAGAACACGGAGTATACGACATAGATCGTATACCAGAAGAAATAGATGATGTTTATTACGGAGTATTAGATTATAGTGATCCAAATTCTCCTGATTTTATATATTGTCCATTAGTATTTTTAGAAAGTTTCAGCACACCTTGTTTGGAAGTTGAAATAGGAGGAAACAGGTTTCATATGCCACTGGATTGGCATATTATTATTGCTGATAGATTCACAGGCGAAAGTGAAATATTAACATTAGTTCATTGTGCAGGCAGGCGTTTTTCTGCATTTTGCTTGGACATGAGTAATACAAGTATTATGCCAGACTTTGGTGATTTAGATGTTGTTAATGTTTATACTGAGAAAAAATGGTATGTACCTAAGTTAAGAGTTGGGCATATATTAGCAGTACCTGTTAATCCTAAGACTAACATTTGTGCATTTTTTGTTAAAGATATACAAAAGATTCCTGAGGTATTAGATTTTGAAAAGTTGTGGGTATAAGGGGAACAAGAGTTCCCCTTTTAGATTATCAGTCTGCTTCGAAATCGTCTGCGCCGGTAAAGGAATCGTCCGTACCTGCTTCTTCAATTTCCACTTTGTCATCAGCGGCATCTGTTGTAAATGTCCAAGGCTGAGATGTGCCTGAATCAAGCATAACTCTATGTCCTGTAATTTTTGTGACCTGGCGAACTGTTCCGCCATCGTCTTTAACAGTAACAGTCATTTCGCCGGCGGCTAATGTACCTTGTGCTTTATCAACTAATGAGCATGTTGCATAAGTGGAACCATCGTAGCATTTATATCGCTTGGTACCTTTTTGTGCAACAATCCAGCCGTTTACTTCTGCGGCTCCGGTATGATACCGACATTTTAATTCGTTGCCAGCATCGGGTGTACCGATATGTCTTTTACTAATTGGTCTTCCCATTTGTTTTCTCCTAAAGTGGGTTCTATCCACTACGGGGATGGTGCCCCATAATAAAGGTTGCGAAAACAACCTAAATAGTGTAATATATATTTATTATGAAAAAGATTGATCTTAAATCAATGTTAGGAGCAGTTGATAGACGCAATAAAGACTTCTATGATCAACTATCCGAAGAACAAGAAAAAGAGTTTAGTCCGTTTATGGTGTTACGATGGACTAGTAGTATTAAAGGTAGCAAAGAATTACAAACACATTATCTAACATATGCTAATGAATTGCTAAACAAAAACTTTTCAGTTTTATACAAACACAAAAAACTATTTTGGCAATTAGCATCTGTTATTGGTATAGGCACTAATCAATTTCATCCGTGGATTGGTGTTAGTAAAAAAACTAAAAAAGACGAACTTGTAGATAGATTAAGTTCGTTGTATCCAAGTTTAAATCAAGACGAGTTAAACATATTGCTAAATGATAAAAAAGCAATTCAAAATATGATAAATGAAATAGATGGCAAAGTTTAAATGTAGTTTTTGTAACCGTGAATTTGTAAAAGAAACAACATTAGCATCGCATTCTTGTCCAAAAAAATTATATAACAACGATAAAAATGAGAAGTATATGATTATAGCACTATGGTGTTATAATAAATTTCTTGCTAGAAATACATATAGACAAGCAGATATATCAAAGTTTTTATCATCACGACATTACATGGAATTTATTAAATTTGCTAGGTATTTGTTAGAAGCACAAATTAAAAACTATCAAGAGTTTATGGATTGGATCTGTGATAATAACGTTAAAGTTGATCATTGGAGAAAGGATACAACGTATGACAAATTTATTAAACAACATGCATTAAAAGAATCGTGTCAACGTGCATTAGAAAAATTTGTATTGTGTACACAAGATTGGGCAGAGGATCAAAATAAACCAATGCAAGACTTCTATAAAAATGTTAACTCGCCAACGATATTAAAACTTATACGTGATGGTAAATTAAGTTTATGGATTGCAGTTGGTACAGACTTTGGAAAGCAGTTATTATCTAAAATGGAAGATAGCGAACTTAAACATTTAGATACTTGGATTGGAGACGATCTACCAAAATGGAATCGGTTATTTGATAGAAATAGAGATGACATTAATTGGGCTAATAATGTAATAATGGAAATGAAGTTTAATGGCGTTTAATACAGATGTTGATATTGATGTAGCAGATAGAGATAAAGTATTAGAATTATTCAAGCATGTTCCTGCTAAACTCACAGATAATAAAAAGCACAAGACTGGTGTTTATTTTCATAATGTACCAGCCGATTGGTTAAATGGTACTTGTGCCGTTGATTATAAAACAGCAGATACTCTTGGATTTTTTAAACTAGATGTGATTAATAATAGTGCATACAAAGATATTAATCCAAATAAACTGGAAGAACTGATTTCCAAAGAACCAAATTGGGACTTATTATTAGATGAGAAAGTAGTTAAAAAACTATTTCATATACACGATCATATTGATATTTTACGAAAGTTGCAACCAAGAAGTGTTGAACAATTAGCCGCAGTTCTAGCAATTATAAGGCCAGCAAAGCGACAACTATTGGAAGAAACATGGCAACAGATAGAACAAAAAGTGTGGCAAAAACCAGTAGATGGAACATATTACTTTAAAAAATCTCATGCTATAAGTTATGCAATACTTATTGTAATGCAGTTAAATTCTATTGTTTTTTAACTAATTCTATAGTGCGACGCTTAGTCCGCTTTTCTGAGATATTAAATAAATTAATTTCGTGACCTCTGTCAATTGTTGTATTTTTTGCCGAAAGAACCATTAAGAATGGATAAAACTCTTTCATGTCGTTATACAGAAAAAATGTTATCGGAATTTTTCTATTAGATTCCCACCACCAAGTTTCACCTAAACTGATGAATGCTTTTTTAAGTTGTGGGTTCCTTATAGAATTATAATCAAAAAACATAACATATGCAGAATCACATTGTTGTATAATTCCTAAGTATTCTTTATCGTTAGATCTAATAATACTTAAAAAAGGGAATCGTTTTAAAATTTGTTCGTAGTCCATAAATATTATAAAGGGGTATACTTCACTGTGAATATTTATACATTTACCAACACGTACTATTTAGAAAATAACCCCGCAAAAGGTGCCTTGACAATGCAAGCAGGAAATGTTAAAATAATAAAGTCCGTAGCAAATACGGTTAATTTTCAAGTTAAAGATAAAGATAGAAAAGCAGTAAAGATTGATAACTTGTCTGTATATGCTAATATATTGAATACGGACGGGACATTAATAAAAAATATTAAGTGTTCTAAAAATACTGTAACAGAAGGAAACTTCGATTTGATTACTGCCGCTGGTGATTTTGAACACACAGATCCAGGAATGTATAGATTAGGTTTTTATACAGAAGATTCAATTGGAGTTAAAAAACCGTTGTTTACAAACTTAGCAGGAACTGGTAATTTAAATGTAGAAATTGAAGATTCAATTATAGCATCGCCAAAAGATAGTATTACAGTTTCAACATTTAATGAAACTAGTGGTGGTTCGGGCATATTTGAAAGTTCTTCAATTAGAGTACACGAAGTTGCAGATAAACACGGGTTAATTACTTTTGTTGCATACCTAGATGCTTATTTTGGTAAACTATATGCATATGGAACGTTAGATGATACAGTTTCAGGTAGTAGTGCATGGTTTGCTATACCATTAGGATCAGTAAATGATTATGTTGATTATACATCTGCTACAACAAAATTAGATCCGTATAATTTAACTATTGCAACAAAGTATATAAAATTTCAGCATGTACCAGATGTAAGTAATGCAGGAACATTAACCAAAATTTTAATACGAGCGTGATACTAGATTACGTAAAAACATTACTTCCAATCAATACTAAAGTTAGTCCTAGTGGCTGGCATACCATGAACTGTCCGGTATGTACGTTTAATGGACAATCACGACCTGATACAAGAAAACGAGGAGGGTTTAATTTTAACAATGATTCAGTAGCATATCATTGTTTTAATTGTGGCTTTAAAACATCATGGCTTCCAGGTAGAAAAATTACATCTAAGTTTAGGGTTTTATTAACTAATCTTGGAGCAACAGATAATGACATTAAAAAACTTATATTTGCTTCAATGCAAATAGAGCCTGACAAAACACAAGTTACATTTGATTCATTAGCAATACCAGGACAATGGAAAGAAGAGAAATTACCAATTAATGCTAAACCTGTATTAGATTGTTCAGTTACAGACGAGTTTACTAAAGCATTAAAATACTTAGAAAAACGTAGTTTATTGGAAGCAGGTAATTGGCACTATACAAGTGAGAAAGTATACAATTTTAATGAACGTATAATTTTACCATTTGAGTATAATAATAAAATTGTTGGATATACTGCTAGATTATGCAAACG